AAAGTTAACATTGAAAAGAAGACTGTAGAACAGGATATTCTCAAGCGTCAGGCTCGGTTAAAAGACGCATTCTTCATGTCTATAGATAATGACGATGATACCCTTTTAGAACGCACTTTAGACAAACTGATGAAGTTTAACGAGCGTTACCCAGAACTTGCTCTTGATGGTGAAGACTTAGTTAAGTCTGTTCGTACTCGTTACGAGCGTCGTGCTCTTGCAGAATCTATGGGTGGTATGACCTACGATAAACGCTTGATTGGTAGGCTATCTGAGTTTGGTTCTTACGGCGATTAATCTGAAGATTAAAAAAGCCCCCACCGAAGTGGGGGTAAAGTTATCATTTAACAAGGAAATAAATGAAGTAGCCATGGGCTACACCCAGATAATACTACCTAATCCGCCATACCCGCAACCCACGTATTCCCTTTTCTACAACAGTCTGAGTCTTAATCTTGTACCCAAGGCGTTTTGTGGTGCGTTTAACCTGAGCTAGGGCTCCTTCCGTATCCAAACAAGGTATAAAAAAGGATGACCCAACCACAAAGTTTTTCCAGTTAACTCTGAAGCTCAGACCGTGGATCAGCATCTTGTGGCGTATCCTGTGCTATTTCAATAAGTTGTTCGTCTTCAAACGCCTTAGCCGACAGGTCAAAGGCAAAGCAATCAATAGCCCCTGATTTAATTTTAGTGCCCTTGGATATGCGCTTCTTTTTAAGCCCGAGGTAGGCTTTATCTACTTCCAAGGAAGTCAGCACATCTTTCAAAGTAATCTGGTTATCGGTGCAGTATTTCCTAAACTGCTTGGCATTAATGTACATTTCTTTAGTATCAGGTTCAATGCGGATATACAGTTTGTCCCATCTAGGCTCAACAATAGGTAGCTGCTCCATGCCAGTACGCCCGTCGGCTTCATCATTAATTACCAGTACGGTGCCACGATTCTCATTAATAAACTCACTAATAGCGTCAGTTACACCTTTGGTTGGGGCTTTAATTTCATGCCGCATGATTTTAAGTTCTGCAACAATCCAGGTATATACCCTATGTATATCAAAATCAATTAGCCCTAAATCCTTAGCAATTAAAGCGCCAGCAATATTACATGCAGCTACAGCCGACCAGAACCGTTCACGGTTACTCATATCAACGGCTTTATCAATACGCTGCTGGACTTGCATAACAAGGTCCATGGCTTCTTCTAAATCAGTAACTAAATACTGGGCGTACTTAACCCCTGCGTGCCCATGATGCTCATATAAGGCGTTAAATATCTCGTCGGCTTCTTGTTTAGACAGTGTGCCTGTAAGCTCAATCTTGTACTCTAAAAGGCGCATAAACTCGCCATCGGGAGTAGCTTTAAGGGATGATAGCTTGTCATAGAAGGAGGCATTGGAGCTAGTTAGTAAGATGGTGCCCCACTTAGTAGCATTTGCACGCTCAGCATTCTCGTGCTGTTTCATGCGGTTTTTACCCCTACCTTGCGATGCAGCATAAAGTAGGTCTGAGAAATGATCGCCGCTCATTTTGGTAACTTCGTCAATGGTCACGGGTAAATTATTCATAACCCCAAGGCGGTGGATCATGGAGTTCATTGTGTCCTTCCACTGCAACATAAGCTCTTCAGGATGACCCCATACGCTATTGCACATTTTAAGGATGGTCGACTTACCAGTACCCGACGTATTGTTTACTAGGTTAATAATGGCACCCTTGAGTTTAAGATGCTTAAGTAGTGGAGCACCAAAGGCAGTAAAGAAACCAAAAGCATGTGGTTCAAAACCAGGCTGGTCGTATACCTTAGCTATACGCTTCCATTCTTCAAAACTACCCTTTGGTTTTAAATAGTCAGCCAATGAACCAGTGGCTACTGAAGGTGGGCTATATGCTACTTTTTCTGCTGAAACTTCTTGCTCGCCAATAATAAATTTCTTATCCTTGTCGGCCCAGCCGAACTGATCTCTCATAATTTCTTGCTCCATTGAATGTTGTAGGTTTTTTGCTGAAGCAATCATGTATCCCATAATTGCATCCATTTGTTTTTTAGCAGCGATAACCCCAAAATAGCCTAGCTTGTCTCGCAGCTTTTCTGATGTCATTGCATCTGTAGCCGACATAGCAAATTCTTTCATGCCATCTTTTGGTAGGTGTAGTCTGATCCAAACTGACTCGCCTTTAGCAGGATCGTGCAGGCGTTTGACTATATACAGGTCATGTTCGTATATATTTATTGCGTCACTACCCCCATCGTCATCCCTAATCTCGATATAAACGCCGCCGTTCTTCCCCCTAAAATACGGAAATGGATATTGTGGTATATCGAAAACTTCCTCTTGACCAGTCTCCGTCGTCTCCACGATGACATTATCTTCCGCAGCAGCGATTTCGGATCCGAGCTGCACCGGCGATGATATCTTGCCCTTGTGTTGGCACCCTTCACAGCCTTGAGGATTAAGCTTCTCAAATGTTTGGCATGTGTATGGCCCCTTCGTTTGGTTAGCCTTACGCTCCGTGTTCTCCGGTGAGTATTCAGGGTGTGCCTCGGATATTTTATGGATGGCTTCATCTCTATCTACGCAGACTGCCGCTACCGACAAACCTGCTCTCCATAGTGGTTCTTCAATTGTGTCTTGGTTTACTGCAATGTTTTCAAGCTGAGCGCAACCCTGACCATTCATGGTTTTAATTATGATGGTTTTAAATCGGCTTTGTTTATTACCTAGTAACGCTAATGCAGACTCGCTGTATTGCCGAGGGATCCAGTCAGGTGCAACTAGCACACCGATGTTTTGTTTGACGTACTCATAGTCAATTTCAGGCTGTAGCTTTAATATTTCTACTGCAAGCGGTGGGTCTTCTTTAAAATTAAGCGTTTCTGATACACGTAAAATAGATGCGTTATCTGCGGTCCTGGATGGGTCAGCATCAAAATTATGTTCTTCACAAAGCGCTTTAAGTCGCTCTGCAACTGGGCGCCATTCCGACCGAGTAATTACAGTCTTTAATCTCCAGTACGCATGAATACCCCGCCCCGAGTTAACCACGGATGGCAGTGGCATATTAATCTTTTTGCAGAATTGCTTTAGTGCGTCTAAGCCAATAGTTTGATCTGCATAAGGTTTACCCTCACCACAATCAATGTCTATCCAAAAGGCTTTAATAATGTCGCCATTAGGCTGAACCCGCCCTTCTTTAGGGTCTTTATATTTAGCGCAAGCAAAATATACATTGTTGTTATCCTGCAATAGCTTGGCAATTTCTACTTCCGCCTCAGCCAGTGTCTTATGGAATGATTGCTTTGGTCTTTCCTCGTCCTGCCGTAAACCAACTATGCAATACCACCCTTCTCCTTCGGGGGCTAATATTGCTGTCAGTAGATCTGTTGTTGCCATATCACCTCAACACCGAAAAAATAAGGACAGCAAGGGATTCGGCAATATCCCGATTCGCTCCGTCGAGCTAGCTGCCCCCGTGGACGTTAACTACTTAGTGTTTTCTCTATTAGTTCAATCTTGTCTTTGCGAGGGGTACCAGTACCTGTAAACCATGTATACATGGTCATACGAGAGACGCCAAACTTTTTAGCCATCTGTGATACTGGTATTCCTTTTGCAATGCAATATTTGCCAAGGCGAACCCCGGGATGCCGAGGGTTGCCAGCTCTTATTGCTTCAACAAGACGGAGACTATAACCTCTTAGACTCATGCTTCTTCGTCAGTGGACCATCCGCTCATCACGGCTTTCAAGTCTCGTTTAGCAGTCGGCTCAGCCTTTTTCTCTTCACGTTTCTTAGGCTCAGGGATTGACTCTACTTCAACTTCAACTTTGGCTACCTCTGCCTTTGCTGTTGGTGCAGCTAGCTTAGGTTTAATACCGTCCGCTTGTGCAATTGTCATAGTAACTGCGCTCTTAGCAGCTTGAGTTTCACCAAGTTTCTTGGCTTGCTCCCATTCAGGACGCTCTAAGAATCGCACCGGTTTGAAGAACAACTTACCAACTGTTGAGTCTTCGTCAAAGCGCATCTCAGTAACCAAGCTATTTAGGTTGTAGCCTTGTGAGCCAACGTATTTAGCGTATTGATTAAACGGCATGTGCTCTAAATCGCCAGGGTCTTTCATGTCATAGAAAATAGACTTGGATTGCAATGTCATTTGATAGACATCACCATCTAAATCAGACGCCAAAGCTACTGCAATACGGCGGTTCTTACGGCATGCCTTGGTATTACCCTGACCTGACCCATTAATATCTTGTGGGCAGTTAGCGCATGCTGATGATTGAGGTGATTTGATAGATGCATCAGGCTTCTCACCATCGTTAGACCAGCAATCAGGTGGTGCAGCATCGGCTTTTGGATCCCATGCTTTTGCATAGAAAGTCCTTGAGATATGCTTGGAAGCATTAACAATAACAACTTCTAGCTTGCCGGTGTTGGTTTTGGATACTTCTGTGCCATCCACTTTAAGCACAAACTTGTTATTGCCAAGCGCAATGCGTTTAACTTGTGAACCACCACCTGATAGGGCTTTGGTTACATCATCAAGTTCGACTTCCTTAAGATAGTCGGGCAGTTGGTTATTAAATAAGGCGACGTTACTCATTTGCTTCTCCTAATAGTGATAGCGTATGTGCGATCCACATTTAAACCGGCGGGATGCAAGTCCGGATTCTCTTCCAAAAACTGCTTCATATTGGTCTGATGAATTCTTTTTTCAAGCAGATCAGGAGCTTCGTGCTCATGTAAAAACTTATAGAAGTTCTCCCAATCGTTTGTCCAAAACCTGCTCTTAACCGACCGCATAGCAAGACCATGCTTAGTCTTAATGCTATCGGCATTTGTTTGTTTGCAGATTTCAAGTATTTCCTGTTCTAGTAAAGACAGCTGTTCATTAAGATCAGCCTCTTTTTCTTCTAATTCACGACGTATTTGGTCACGGGCGTCACGTATTTTGATATAGATCTTGACCAGTTTGTCCATATCGGCGACGGGTTGTACTACCGCTTCGGCATCATTCATTTTCGGTTCCTTGTTAAATGTCGGATCTAAGTCCGTTAATTAATACTACAACTACTACTTTACTTTGTCAACTATTTATTGTCAACTTCTTGTCGGTACAAATCAATTATTTTTGTATGTACATCAAGTTTATTTTGCAGCATATGATATAACTTTGTCTCTACGGGACTACCCTTAATATGCACAATAGTCATTGCGTTCTTCTGCCCTTGCCTATCTATACGTGCATTAGCTTGCAAGTAAGTCTCTATGGATGTTACTGGTGCATACCAAATAATAGTATCTGCGGCAGTTAGTGTAACTCCGTGTGCAGCAGCCTGTGGTTGTATAATAAGTACTCTAGGGTTAGTTTGTTCTTGAAATTGTTTAAATATTTCAGTGCGTTTGTTTACTGGGACTTGCCCATTAATGACTTCACAAGTAATACCCGCCCCTCTCAAATGTGCTTTAAGTAGTTCTATTGTATGCGTGAAAGGAACAAAAACAAGAACTTTGTGACTAGCTTCTTCAATTACTTCTTCAATAACACGTAGGCGATTACTAACATCAAACTCAACGACAGCACCGGTATCAGAATAGACAGCTCCACCTGATATTTGTAGGAGTTTATTAATCTTAACCGCAGCATTAACGGCGCTAACTTCTTCTCCATCCGCTGCCATAAGGTATTCGTCTCTGAGCGTTTTGTAGTATTTCGTCTGTTGCGTAGTAAGGGGGGCGTCCCGAAAAACATGTGTAACCTCCGGTAGGTCTAAACAATCTTCTTTTCTAAATCGAATTGCGGGTTGCAGTGCATCAAACACAGTTGTGCTTGCGTCAGGTTTTGGTAGCCATTTAAACTTTGTAATCTGTATCATAGTTTGATCACGGAAACCCCCAAAGAATCTAGGTACATTGTCGGGCACTACCATCTTTGCTAGTCCAAATGCGTCCGTTGGACTTTGTGCTGCTGGTGTACCAGTCATCATCCACACCCATGTACGTGGAGTTAAAATACGGTTAAGGGTTTTCCAACGTTTAGTAGTGATGGTCTTATAGGCATTAGCTTCATCGACAATAATTAAATCAAAGTTTTGTTTTGCAATGTCGTCGGCAACAATATCTACACCGTCATAATTAATAATGACAAACTCTGCATCACTATCAATTACTGCTTTTCTTTTCTCTTTACCCCCATAAGCAATACCAACTTTGCGGTGCATTGCAAACTTAAATAAATCAGCCTGCCATGCAGATTGCATAATAGATAGAGGGCAAATAATTAATACTTTGTAGACTTTTTTCTGTTCTATTAAGTAGTCGGCAGCCCATATAGCTGACGCTGTCTTGCCGGTGCCTTGTTCGTTAAAACAAAATGCTCTTTGATTTAATGTAAGAAAATTAGCCGTTTCTTTTTGGTGGTCCATGGGTTTATACAGCCCAGGCCATTTGTAATCACGTTGTATTGGAGAAGGTACATTTTTAATTCCAAGTTTTGATAAAACTTGTGCTTCTTCTAAACCCCACCGAACAGCAACCTTATGTAGGTCGCCGTTGGTTTCAATAATCTCGCTTTTATGGATACACTCAGTTACAAGATTGGGTCTTCTTGTAGTAATTACTATTGCTTTGTTATTTACTATTTCCATGTTTAGTTTTTACCGAATGATCTGAGTTTCTTGCATACGAGCGATTGCTCTTTGCAGTCTTAACCGTAAGATTGCTGCGTACCGTTTTTCCGCCTTTAGATAAAGGGACTTTGTGGTCAACATCTTTGCCATCGCCTTTATGGGTAAGCCCAGCTTTTTCCATAATTCGACGAGCCTTGTTACGTTGCGCCCGTTTCTTTTTGACCTCTGGCGTACCATCATATTGTTCATATTCCTTCTTGTAAGGGCGGGGTTTGTTCACATAAGGCATATCGTTGCTCCTCTTTACGGTAAAAATACACGGCGCCATCGCCTAATACTATGTATTTTGGCATGTTTTTAAGGTCTGTTCCAGTCAATAATTTAAGAGTTTCGTCCATATCATCAGGTATGTCTACCCAACCAACAAAAGGGATTGGCTCGATCATTTCATTTCCCCCAGCAGTTGATCAAAAGTTAATTCGTTCTTGTCGGCTTCAAACTCTATGCTCATCAGATACCGTGACTCGTTAAAGTTAAGCACCATATGCGGTACTTGGTTATTAAATACGTAGTAGCTACCAAGACGGTACTTAAGTTCTACAAAGCTGTGAGTCACCTCTGTCTCGCTTACTGAGAACAAACAGTTACTCTTTGCATTGTTAAGTAGCATATTGATAGACACTCCTCGCCTAGTATCTGTGTGCCAGTCGTAGGTTGTGTATGGGTCAAGTCTAATGATGCCTACTGCTAGTTTATGTTGCATACCCAGCATGTACAGTATCGGATCTGAAAATGCTAAATCAAACGGAACTTGCACGGCATGAAAATTATAGTAAGGCTTCCACTCACCCGTAGTCGTAGCAAATTTAAATAACTTGTCGGCTATTACCGACCGCACTGGGATTTCATAAAAAGGTAACATTTAACTTTTAATCTCCTCAAAG